ACTACTCCGTTAACAGCATACGGAGATAATGAAGAATTAGAAGATGAAAGTGATGAAATTTTTGACTATGATAAAAGTCTTGATATAGATTCAAAGATATATGGATACTAAAAGGAGGAATAAAAAATGTCTACAATGAAACAGTTTTTAGAAAGAGCATTAAATGAAACAAAAACAAATGAATCATCAAATGAAAAAAAAGAACAAAGTTATAAATCAGGTATTTATACATTAAGTTCGGCATTTAATGAGTTTAGTAATGGTTATATGAGAGGAATGGGTCAAATAATGCAGAATAAAAGTGTTATGGATAAAAATTTTAAAAAATTAAGAGATAATATAGCTACTGCATATGAAAGATTGGATGATGCAATATCAAAACATATGGAAAAAATAAGGGAAGAAGATCAAGCTAAAGCCACTACTTTAAGGTAGGAGAATTATATATGAGATTTAAAAATTACTTAACAGAAGGAAGTAAAACTCTTAATGTAGCTAAAGTTCCATTGGACAAGGCTAGAAAGTATGCAGAAGGAGTTTTTGGGGGAGCAGAAGAACTTGATAAAGTTATTCCAGATTTCGATAAGAACTATGTAGCACTTCAAAATCTATATAAGAAAGATGCTCTAGACATTGCAAGAATTAATATGCCTGTTATTGAACCTAATGATATGAAAGTATTCAATGATAGATTAAAAAAAGGACAAATTGATATCTTCAAACCTCATGCTTTATCTAAAAAAGAACTCTTCCCTAAAAATATTTCTAAAAAAGAAGGAGAAGAGTGGGTGAAGTTAGGAGAAAAAGATGGTGATCCAAATGATGATAAAATTCCTGCTAAGATAACTAGTAAATCTGGATCTGCATTAAAACCATTGCAGGGCCAATTATGGTTAGAGAAATTAGTTAATAACATTAAAAAATTCGGAGCACCAAAAGCTGGATCTCCTGTACTCGAAACTACTATTATTGTATCAAAAGAAGGATATATTTTAGATGGACATCATAGACATGGGCAAGTCATGTTAGTAGATCCAAGTTTAAAAATGAAAGCATTGTATGTACCACTAGATGTTAAGACATTACTCAAAATGGGAGTGACTTATGGTACTGCTATAGGAAATAAAGCGAAAGCATAGGAGAAGTAAAATGAGACTAAAGCAATATTTAAAAGAGGGGTTAAGTTGGTCTGAATATATGAAAATATATAAATTTGACAAGAAACGGGCTGAAAAAATAAAGGCCAGATTAATTAAAAATCTGAATTTGAAAAGAATTAAAGATCCCATGACAAAATATGCTAAAGTAGGTAAAACTCTTGATAAATTTGAAACACCTGATGGTAATTATAGACTAGAAATGGTAGGTGGATATGGAGTTAGTGGATCATTTAGATCTGGAAAAACTAGAACAGTTTGGAGAATTTGGAATAATGAAAGAGGACAATATCATGAAGGACAACATAAAACAATAAAAAAAGCACAAGAAGCATTAGTAACCTATCTTATGAGAAATGATAAAGTAGAGATAGTATAATGAGATTTAAAAAATACATAAAAGAAATGTCATTTGAAGAAAAGGACGTTCCTAGAACTTTTAGAGTAATATTTGAGATTAATCAATATGATCCTGCAAGAACTACTAAAGCAGTAAAGCAATTATCAAATATGAAACTAGAAGGATTAACTGGTATAAGCGATAAGAGCGATATTGGTTTTCATTGGTTAGGAGTAGCTAGAGATGCTATGTTAATAATGAAAGGCAAGGAAGTAATTAAGCTCAACAAGGTATCAAGATTCTTATATGGAAATCCGAATTACTTTCTAAGTAATAAAATGGCAATGGCTAAACGTATATTCCAAAAAGGTTCTGGAACTATGGGAGATTCTAATCTACTACATAATATTTTAGAATATATGTTCAAAGCTATGGGTACTTCTGGAAAGATAAGTAAACATGATGTTGATTATACTGCCGCTTATCAAAGTTATGCTCATGTTGCATATAAAAAGAGTACTGGAATAAATAGTTCAAAGGATCTAGTTAAATGGATAAGAAAAGCAGGGGAAGTATTAAGAAAAGAAGATGCAGAAAGTGATTGGGGTAATTTTAATTTAATGAATATAGTTAAACAATTCGAAGAACTTTCAGATAAAGATATAGAAGATGGGGTATATAAAGCATTTGAGTTAATAGGAAATACCTATGGTAGTGAAGGTGAATGGGTAATAAAAAATGACTACTTGAAAGTACCTAAAGGATCTTATTTATATATACTTGCTCCTAAACAAGCATATAAAGAAATGGAAAAGCTCAAAACAAAAGATCCTGTATCCTGGAACATAAAAAAACAATTCGGACATTTAGAATTTATGGACAAATGGGATGCTCTAATTGATCTATTTAAAAAGTATGGAATATTCAAAAAGTATGTTGTAAAATTTATAGATAATGCAGAATGGAAAAGAGTTCAAAGTATGCATTTATCTAAGAGGTAATATGAAAGATTATTTCTTTTTTAATGTTTTCAGAAAAACATTAATACAATTTTTAGATGCCTTTAATGATATTAAGATTGCTAGGTATACTCCAGATGGACAAGCAATAGAAAAATATGTTGAAGTGCCAATAAAACTATCAGTCAAAGAAAAAGTATGGTATTGGCTAAGTCAAAGGAAAGACGATGAAATGCTTCCTATGATAAGTGCATGGATATCTTCAATTGATTGGGCTTCTGAAAGAGCGGTGAATGATAAATTCGAAATATGCAAAGGAGCCAATATAGAAACGGGAGAATACCAGAAATTTCTTCATCCAATCCCATATAATCTTACAGTCACTATGAACATATGGACTTTACATATGGTAGATATAGACCAGATAATGGAACAAATACTACCATTTTTTGCTCCACATATTTTTATAAGAGTATATCTTAAAGAACTAGGAATAGACTTTGATGTAAAAGTACTTTTTAGAAGTGCTACTCCAGAATTAAGTCATGAAATGGGAGATGAAGAATATAGAGTAATTAACTATACACTAGATTTCGAATTACAAACATGGTTCTTCAAACCAGTCGAATCATCTAAATTAATAGGTAAAATATTTACTAGTATGTTTACAGATCCAGAACAATTTATAAATTATGTAGGTGATTCTACTTCTACATTTACATCAGGTGCTTCTGGTGGAACAATTATAGATCTAAGAGGAAAAATAGAAGATGGAGATTTGATTGTTAAATACAATCTATTCGAACCTTGTGATAGTAGATCACCTTTTGCAGTTTAAGGAGAAAAAAATTATGGATTTAATAGAAAAGTATATAGGGGAAAACAAGAATAGTATAGTTTCTAGTGGTAAAGGTAAGGGTCAACCAAGATGGGAGTATTATGATAGCCGTGGTGTGAAGCATTATGGTTATGTAGAAAAATTTTCCGATAAAGGAGGAACAGATGTTACTTATTTTTTCAAGGATGAGAAAACGGATGAACTTTCTGTTGTTTCAGGTTCGGTTTTAAAGAAAGCAAATAGGATATGGAAATAATGGAGAAAAGAAACTATGGATTTAGTAGAAAAATATAAAATAGATGAAGCAAGAGATACAGGGCCAAGAAATCGTCAATTAGCATCAAAAATAAAAAATGCATTAGTTAAAATAGGTACAGATGTTAGAAAAATAGATACAAAAGCTGTTGGTGATTGGGATAAAATTAAATCAAAATTAGAAAAATCAATAAACAGTTCTATTAGCCTGTTACCATAGGAGAAGTAAATGGCAATTCAATGTGCATCATCAGGTTTAACAAACCTAGATAAAGCTACACCAACTAATTTTCAGTTGATATTTCCAAAACTCCCTACAGAAGAATCAATATCAGCTAATAATCCGTTTATTATGAATATCTTTTCAGCGGTTATACCTAGCTTATCAATGGCAGAAGAAGAACTTCGCTGGCAATCGAATAAAACGAAACATGCTTTAGTGCCTTTGGAATATGATTCATGGTTAGTTAGTTATGTAGTGGATTCAGAAATAGCAAACTGGAAATTACTTTATAAGTGGATGAGTTTTATAAACGATAACTCATACAAGATAGCAGATCTACATCGTTCTTATGCTGTAGATGCAAGTCTTATAGTAATGACGAATTATAGAATACCTATCGTAGAACTTCGATTTGTAGATATATGGCCTTCGACTTTAGGAGAAGTTTCTTTTAGTACAAGAGAAGGTGATGTTCAATTAGAAAGTACTGTAAACTTTACATATGATTACTTTAAAGTTAATGAAGCAGTATCCTCATAAAGACCCTAATTTTCTTCCAAAATAAAAAAAATATATAAATAGTATTAGAGAAAGATGATTTTAATTTTTAAATAGTATAGGATATGACTATATCCAATAATTCAGAGAAGCTATCTGTATAAAAAGGAGAAATTATGGCTAGTACAATGCAAGAATTTTTAAATAATGCTTTAAATGAAACAAAAAAGATAAGTGAAGTAGTTGGGTATGGAGAAAAAAGACATGACTATACAGTTACTTTGAAGGTATCCACAGTTTCGAAGGATGAAGTGAAAGCAAAAAACGCTATTAAAAAATATATGCAGACTGTGGGAAATAAAAAGGTTATAGTTAATGGAATGAAAATAGATTAAGTAAAGCTATCGGGGTTTTACCGATATAAAGGAGGAAGAAATTATGACACAATACTTATCACCATTGGTAGACGTTAATGAAATAGACCTAACGACTACTATTCCAGCCGTAGCAACCTCTATAGGTGTGAGTGTGTTGAGGAATACATGGAAAGGGCCAGAATTAAAAATACAATTAGTTAATGATAGTGATGAATTGACAGAAGTTTTTGGAACACCAGAAGATGATTCATATGAAGATCTAATGGCTTCAATTGGGTTTCTACAATTCGGAAATAACTTATATTGTACAAGAGTATTAGCTCCTAGCGCAACTTTCGCTGGTGCTTATGGAACAATTTTATCAGGAAGTACTTTAACTCCTTATGTTGAAGGAAGTGCTTATCAGTTATCGGATTTCGAATCGGAAGATCCAGATGAATTTGGAGAAGAAGATGTAGTATTTGATCCAGGAAGACCAGAAAATGGTTCTGAAATGGCATTTATAGCTCAAAGTAGAGGAGAGTGGGGAAATTTTGTTAAAGTAGCCATCGTGGGA